TAGAGGAGCCAGCCAAAATGGTGTTGGCGTTGAATAGGTTCACAGAGTCGCAAACCAACGTGGCCTGCGTGCCTGCGGTTAGCACAGCACTCGCGCCAGAACCTGTGGAGATTGTCACAGTGTATGGGCCAGTGGTCTCGTTCAGGATGTAGTACACCTGCACAGTCGCAGGAACAACAACCGTGACGTTGCCAGTCAAGGCTCCAGTGTATTTTTGAATTACGTTGGAAGCCTCAGAAGCGGAAAGCGTATACGAGCCAGTGCTGACAGCCTTGGACAATTGAGTGAAGGCAAACTGAGTCGACTTACCCAAGCCAACCGTATAAAACTGGATGCCGCTACAAACAATAATGCAAGAGTCGCTTGGCTGAAGAGCAATTGATGAGGAACCATTGATCAAGTCACCGCTGGTTCCGGAAACAGTCAAAGCACCAGTGCCGCTGTTCCGCAAGAACATGAACCAGTTATCACCAAGGTTGCTTGCCAGTGAAAGCGTGATTGTTCCAGCGCCGCCAGTCCACACATAAGTGTTTGAACGATCAGCGGCCACTGCCGTGCGGTTTGACGCAAAGGTTGTGACAGGCTGGCTTTGGTTTAACGTCTGGCCGATTGCCAGCAAGCCATAACCAGCAAGTGTTGCGGCATCTGCGCCCGAGGAGCCAATGCCATAAGCAATGATGCCCCATGTGCCAGACGTATCCGCATTTGAAGTGATGTAGATGTATTGCGACTGGCCGGGCGTGACCGTCACAATGGTGTGAAGACCAGAATAGTCCTTCACCGTCAAATTGGTTGAGCCAGTGTTTCGGATCAGCGCATCTTGGCCGACGGAAGCCTGATTGGCTGGCGGCATGAGCAGGTAGTACGACGCATTTGACGTCGACACTTCCATGATCCGTGCGGCGGCATCATCGGTGACTGTGCCATTGATCGGCCACTCCAACTGCAACGTAGCAGTCAAAGAGATCGAGCGATACGATACGTCGGTTGGTTGGACGACGTTACCAGTGAAGGGGCTATTGAAACTCATTATGCATCCACCGCTACGGCTTGACGATCAGCCAGTCTCAACTTATCCTCGGCCATCAAGGTTTGCATAATGAGATCGTAATTTTGTTGCCACATAGGCATACGCTCGTCATTCTTGAGGAATGGCATCGCCTGCAACAAAGACCCATACAGCAACGCCTGCGGCGCATAAGTCGTGAACCAGTTCGTTTGGTTTGAAGAATCCAAAGGTTGAATGCGCTCGTAATACAGCACCTCGAAGGTGTACGCCGTATCAGGAGTTGGGGCAACCAGCCAGTGGGTGTAGTCGTAATCCGCAAAGTAAGCGGGCGTACCAGTCTTGGTCGCATCGGGCCAATACTCACGAAGGTACTCATATTTGCGCAACAGCACGGGCTGGCGCTCACCAGCCACCGTAATGTTGAACGAAACCGTTTTGTGCCAGCGGGCTGGCTTGTCAATAACCGCTTGGTTGGAAACCATTGTGGATTCCTGAACCGTCAAATTACCAAGGAATTTGATCTGGCTGGCGATGATCTGCTCGGCCAGCATGATGAAGAGAGGGATTTTCTCAATCGTGGCGGTGTCGGTACGTTCCAGATAGGACTGGATGTTTTCGACCAAGGAGTCGTAAGTCATCACCGATGCGGTCGTCATTTGTTCTCCTTATCCGACATTACGCTCAAAATGTGGGCAATCCACCAAGGACTTGAAGTTGCCTCCCCAACGATTTTTGGGATTAAGAGATTCCCAAAATGCACCCAATGGAGCAAGTGTGTTCTTGTCCCAGATTATCTGCCCTTCCTTAAAGAAGTTCAAGTCAATAGCGCATCGCTTCAGGTGGATCGAATTTAGGGTCTTGGAGCGGCCAGTCTGCACATAAATGGCCTGCTGTTCAGGCGTGCGGGCCAATTCCCCTCCAGTGACCACAAAACCCTGCTCAGTGGCGTGCTGGATCAGTTTGCAGGCATCCAACAAGAATGCGGCTTGTTCTTGGTTCAGACTCATTCTGATTTCCCCTTGTTCCGCAATTCCATGACCTTTTCAACCGTGCGGCCACCAAAGTAAGCCGTCATCACCAACATACCCCATTGGCCCAACAGGGTGACATAAGCCTCAGCAATTTTGTATCCGCCGCCGTCCAGCAACGCAAACACAGAATACGCGCCCAGCAAATAGATCAGCGTCATTGGGCGGATGTTTTTGGACAACCAAGAATCAGACGACATATCCGCTTTCCAGCGGTCGCTGACATTGTTTTCTTGGTTTGCTTGAGCCGCCAACAGCGCCTTCAATTCTTCTTGCTCAAGACGGGCTTTTTCAATTCCCAACTCAATCAATCGCTCCTCGTGGTCGTATTGAAGTTGGCGAAGTTTTGCCACGTCTTCAGAGGTTGGGTTGTCCGGCAATTTAACGCCAAGCGTGCTTTCAACAACTTCTTTACCCTTGGCTTGGATCGCAGATGACAAAAGACCCAAGCCGTTTTCAGCAAGGGTCGATAAGAGGGCGGCGGCTATTGGAATCATTTCTTGCTTCTCTCTTCCATCAGTTTGACGCGAACTTGCAAGTCATGGATGTCTCTGTAGATTTCCTCTTTCATTGCGTGCCTTCGCTCTGCTGAAATTGGACTATCAGTGGGGACACCTTCTTTGGTAATCAAGGCAGGCATCGATCCTTCGATTTTGGTCAGACGGGTCGAGAAGTCGGCCACCTGACCCAGCAACCATGCAAGAGATGCAACGATGACAGGAATGACCGCCTTGAGTACGTCCGACCAGTTCATATGCCAAATACCCTTTTCACAAAGTCGGCGGCAACGCCGGGGCCAAGAAGCACAGCCAAGATGACTACATACAAAAGGTACTCAATCTTGGTCATGCGCTTGGAGCCATCATCAAAACGACTCTGGATACTTTCGTATCGCTGGGCGCAAATAGCCTCGTGGACACTCAATCGCTTGTCCGTTTCAGAGGCCAATTCGTGAACATCCGCCATTTCAATCGAAACCCCGCAGTGTCTTGGCGAGTCGTGCGCGCTGGCCTAACTTGCCAGTGGCCTTTGCCGCTTTGTTCAACGTCTTGGCTGGAATCTTTTTGTCAGCAGGAACGCCCAAAGATTTCTTGAGTGAGCCGGGCTTACTGATTGCTTTCTGTATCCACTTTTCCGACATCTTGTTGCTCCTTGGCTTCTTTTTGAATTGCTTCGATCATTTGAAAAACCTCTTGGTAGGGGCGAGTGCCCAAGTAGCCAAGGATTTGATTGATTGTGTTGACTGAAATTTTGATGTCCATGTTTAACCTTTAAATGTTTTCAATTTTTTTAAGTTTTTCCCAATACCCGTCATCTACATCAGCGGCACAACGAGGAGATGGGTCATTTTCTTCACCAAAAATATCACCGACAACCTCGCCGTTTACATCGCGCAATGCAAACACACAATAATAAATTGTGTTGTGTTCAAGTGCTGTCATTTTGTGAGCCAATTCTTTTCGCATCACAATAAATGTTGGCGCTGTAAATTCTTTTGGCTCTTGCCCTTTGACCTCAACTTTTACTCTGCCACGAACCAGTAGTGTCACATGGTCAAAATAATGTTCATGCCCCGGCAAAGAATCACCAGCCATTCTTAAATTGTTTTGGCGAACCCAAATGTTGCCAAAATAACCTAAGTCACTTCTCATAGTTTTACCACTGGGGTTGATTTATCTTCGACAATCCAGTTAACCGTTTCTTCATCCCAACGGTAATAGATTGGTGCATCAACAGTTCCAACCTCAGTTGGGTACGATACTGGCGCATCCCACTGGCAAGTGCTTTCATTCAAAACCCATGACTCAAACGGCTTTGGTGGGATAAAAGCATCGCGTTGAGCGTCGTAAGTAAAACCAATGCCAGCATAATTTTTTCTGAGTGGAATCCCGCCAAGACGATGCACTCCGCCTTGAGTGTTATACGAAGTTTGAATCCACAATTTAGGGTCACCAAAAATTCCAGAATCAACTACATCTTGTTCAATTACAAGA